GTTGTGCCGCCGTGCTTCCTGCTGCATTTACCTCTAGCGTAATGAGATCTCCCTCCTCCGCTGATACGCTTACATCGGTGATTTTTAAAAAAGCAAAGAACGTGGGTATTCCCGCATCGACTCCCGTTAGTAATGAACCCTTGGCAAACAATGCTTGTATCCCAGCCGTATCAAATCCAGCACGGGTGACGATAATTGTATGCGATGCCGTCCACCCGCCGTTCTCCGATTGTTGGCAACGGAAAGCTGGTTGCGGTCTAACGCTTGTTGAATCTAGTCCTAGAATTGTTGCTGCCATAATTAGTTAGAAAATTTTGCCCCTTGTGGCTGTTTTGCCCATGCGTCTAAAATGCCTTTTTTCACTTCTTCGCTCATACTTGATGTGATGCCAGTTTTAATCCCCGCCGCAATGTCGCGTTTCATTTGTGCGTCTTGCAGTTTTCCAATGCTTCCACTTGCTTGCACGTTCTCAATCGCTGTTTGCATATACGCCGATGTTGGCGCAGATGATCCCACCTTGCTTCTGATGTCGCTTGCAACGTAATTACCAAGAGCTGCACCTCCAGGGAGCTTGTTATATTTTGCTTGAAACTCTAAAAATGCTGGCAAGGCTTCACTTACCATTGAGTCTAAGCCTTTTTGAAAAGTTGCTTTTGCGCCCTCTAGTATTACGTCGCCAATCAATCCGCCAATCAACGCTAGTTCTTCTGTGTTGCCTTTTGTGCCTTGACTGATTGCGCTTCCTACTATGTCTCCAAATCTGGCAAATTTGTTTTCTAACTGTGGTAAAAAATTATTGCTTGCATCAAGTGCGTCTTTCAACCCCTCGTTGAATCCAGTTCCAAAGGCGACTCGTAATTGTGTAGCCGCCGCGCTTAATTGGTTAAGCTTGGCGTTAGTTGACGCGCTACCCTTGTCGATTGCTTTGTAAAATCTGCCGCCCTCGCTTGTTGCGCTAACGAATGCGTTTTTAACCATCGACACGGAAATTTTACCATCTTCCATGTCTTTTTTAAGGTCTTGCATTGACCGCCCTGTATCGCGTGAGATTTGCTCTAGCGGGTTAAATCCAGCATTGACAAATTGCAACACCTCTTGACCCATTAAACGACCAGCTGCCGTTGTTTGCGCGAAAGCAAGCGCAAGACTGCCAAAGCGTTCAGAGTTAGCCATAGACACGTCACCAAGCATACGCAAAGATGGCGTTACGTCATCTAAGGACGTTCCAAACGCTAACATTGTTTTTGCAGCGTTTGCGTAGTCCGATAGACTCAAAGCTGATTTCTTTTCTTCGTCGCGGAATGTTTTCATCAACTCCGCTGCCGTTTTTGCACTGCCAGTTAGAACTTCAAATTGAATTCCTAAATCCTCAACATCTGCCGCCGCCTTACTGCTTGTAATTATAAATGCAGCCATAGCCGCGCCACCAGCTACGCCGATGCCAGCAAGTGAAGTTGCCGCTGTAGTCGCCACGCTGCCGATTGCCGAAAGTGAGGTTTTCACATTCTTGATCGTCTTATCCAAGTGGCTTGCGTTGCCTTTAATATCTACGGTGAATCCCATAATAGTTCTTCTTCTAAGTTGGCTATGTCAATTTGCGCTGTGATTTCCTCCAATCGTTCTTTAAGCGTCTTGTCGTGTTGCCCCATCTCAATTTGTCTCTTGTAGCACTTAACACCTTTTCTAAACAAGATCGCGTGAAACAATCGCGCTTCTTCATCCATTGGTAACTCATTGATTTCTTGCCGTGTCCATCCGTATTCGCTGGCGAATAAATCTGTCAGATAGTCGCTGTCACTTGGCGCGTCTCCTCTGTCAATTCCGTCTTTCCCGCGCCGTCAACTTCGATCTGTGCCGCCTCCCATCGTTTGATTACGCCATTGATATAGTTGCCGATTTCTTCTTCTTCCGATTCGCTAAGATTGATTCCGACCTTGGCAATAAGTTCAAAAAATGAATCATCATCGCAATATGCTTTTTGCGTTTCCTTATCGTCGGATAATGCTAAGGCAGCATAGCCAAAAACGATGATGAACGATGCGTCTTTCCCGCGCGATTTGTCAGGCGTAATAAATTCACGGATTCGATTCCATAGGAATTTCGTCAGTGGTCGCGATTGCTTGTCTTTGATGATTGGTGGCGTATTCATTTTCTGTATAGTATTTTTTCAATTTGAGATTGTGCTTTCGCGTCGTCATCCCGCCCGATGTAAGCGGTTCTTTTTCCGTGCTTAACTGCGGTATGCGTTGGCGATTTGATGTCTGAAATCAGTTGTTTCCAGTTCAGCAAGGCGACTTTGATATACGACAAATCCGCTGTTGGTAGCTTGTCGTGGATGAAATGGTCTGTCCATAAATCCATGTCCACCGATGCGGTTTGTGGAAATTGCCAGAAGTGACTGCCGGCGTGCAACTTGTAACCCTGGCAGATATGACCGAGCGCAATCATAGTCGCCGCTTGTGGCGTTGATGCGGTGAAAACAGTGTCGGCAAGTTCGCACTTTGGCAGGTAGTCTTCCCGACCTTGAGCTTGTCTCGATAGTTGGTGCATTGCGTCAAATGCAACTTTGATTCTAGCCACGGTATGCGATGCGTTAGCCCGTAGCCATTGTTCATCGTGCCATGCTTTGATCACCATGTCGGCAGTATTGCCAGTTGGTGACGCGCCGTAAAACTGCCAAGTAACTAGCTTTCCTTTTATGCCGTCACCTACAAAGCTATTCATTGGCGCAGCTTTTAGCAATGGCACATCTATTGCGATGATTGCCGCTGCTAGCTGCGGGTTGCTTGTCTCGCTTTTAATATGCGAAACCGCATCACCCGTTTTACCAGTGAAGTTTTTCATTTCGTGAAATTGTTAGCCGATTAAGCTGAAACGATTGTTGGTGAATACTTGGCGGTTAGATCGACCTTTTGATAATCCTCAGAAGTGTTACTGCGGTTGATCGTTTGAATGATTGTCATGCCAGCTGTCATTGACCCGATGATGTGATCTGTTGGCACGGTGATGAGCGTTAGGCTTAGTGCTAACGTCCCCGCAAATGGAGACGAGCTAGGTAGAAATCCGCTTAGTGAAATTTCTACTTTTTCATTATAATGCGATTCGCCAGTGTCATCGCCGCTGATGTTCTTAACCATCTTAACTTCATCGCTATACGCCCACGTTTGCGTATCAAGCAAGAAGCCTGTTTGCTGTGCTGTGATTCCGAAAACTCCATTTGTTACACCTAAAAGCGTCGCCATGATACTTTTAGTTTTGTGTCAAAAATTAAGCCGTCTGAAATATGACTTCACAATCAAATTTGCACTCTAGCGCGTTGTCAGTCCAATCAGGCACGCCGCCGTTATGAGCGAAATAGTCCACTTGCAAGTTTGCGATGTTGTTATTGATCTCGCTGGCAAATTCATCGTTTAGCAAGCTTTCGATGTCGTTTGTAACGGCATTGATTTGTGATACTGTCAGACTATCTCCGCTATGCGCCCGAAGCGTAATTTCAATGTTAGCCGAGTATGACCGCATTGCCTTTGAAAGTCGTTCACACGATGCCACCTTTACCGATATGTTAGGCAAATCAATCTCTGAAAACTTCTCAGCATCGTAGCTTGTGACGGTCGTAATTTCCGTGTTTAGGACTGTAACAATCCGCTCTTTTAGTGTTTGTATGTTCATTTTAGTTTTTTCAATCTTGCTCTAATCATTGTGATGCTTCGCTTGTATCCATCGCTTAACGCCGTTGATACATCGCCCCTGTTGGTGTTGTTTGAACTGTAAGCATAACTTGAATTGTTCGTAAGAAATATCGTTGACGACAACCCACCTGTCATTTTAAAAACCGATGACCCTTCTGATGTTTTTGCGTGACGTCGGATCCATGGCGCGATGCCTTTGATTTTCCTAGCTATTCCCTTTGCCGTTTTTAATAAGGGTGACGAAATTGATTCTCCCGCCGCAATCCATCCAGCCTTAGCAAGTCCAGCACGTGCCATTTTTTTATCAGCAAGCGTGTCTCTTTCTGCTTTTGGAAATAGTTTGCGTTTTGGTTGAAATTGCTTTGATGGCCTAACTAAGATTGCGCCGTGAACTCGTAGGTTTTTATGAACTGATGCAAGGTCGCCTTGTATTGCTGTCTGCTCTGCGTATCTTGCGGCTTTTTGTATTTGCTTCGCAATAGACTTTTCAAACTCTTGCCCAACCGCTTTACTAAGCCCCCAAGGTTGAATTTTTCTTGCCAGTTCTTTCGCGCACGATTGCCCCACGATGGCGACAACTTCACCGACTGCCACCCCTGCGCGTGTTGCAAATGCTTTCATTTCCGCATCCAGTATGCGCCGTTGTCTCGGACTGATAGAGATTCTAATCATCGCGTCTCACTAGGATCACTCAGGGTGAAGTGGATTGCCACCGTGCCAACGTCAACGCCGATAACTCGATACGCTACGCCGCCAACTGTGCAACGCTTGTTTAAGAGTGTTCTAGGCGATGTAACGTCTGCGGGTTGCGCTGTCACCGTGCCGTTTATTTGCGGCTCGATGCCAATGTCAGCGTCGATAGTTTTGCCGATAAGGTTTGATACCACGGAAAAGGTTTGCCCCTCGCAAATCATGGTATCAGTTCCCATTGTGGAATCTGATTCGTCGTTGTGTGTTAGTAAGAAATCATCGACTAGGCTCATGTAATAGTAGGCAAGTCAAAAAGAAAGTGCGTCACCGTTTCCAGTGACGCACCCGCTATGAACACAATACAACGAAAAAATGTTAGCCCATGAGGGTTGCGACAAATTCAGGTTTCCAGACTTTAATGCCGTAGAATGCCATGAGCTTGATTTGATTCATGCCGTAACCTTTGTAGAGGCGTGCTGAGAATGAAAGTCCTGTGCGAGGATCAACTAACACGCCGATCTCTTCGCCTTGGTCGCCGCCTGGAGGTTGTGCAGGTGGACGCATTGCAAGCTCGATTGCGGCCTTGTGGAATGCAACGTTCCCAGCGTAGCTGTTACCGATAGTAACCGCTTTGCCGTCAACGATTGCACCGCGTAAGCCCGGATGGTTGATTACAACATTTCCAGCCGCAGATGTGAGTCCAGTTTTAACAACGTAATTGCCGCTGGTTGGCTCATCTGCAATGCTGATAACATCGCCAGCCTTGAATCCAGTAGTGTTAACCGTGCCACCATCGAAACTAAGAGTAGTTGATCCAACTGCAATGTTGCCATTGTTGACAACGTAAGATGCGCCTGCTCCCTTCGTGTGAGACGTTACGCCAGCACTCGACTTGATAGACATGTTGTAAATGTTCAGCAATTCACCACGGCGCAAAGTTGCATCCGTGCCAGCGTCTCCAACGTTAGTTAGAGTAGAACGCTTGCGGAGGTTTGCGCTTGCGGAAGTATTGAGAAGAACTGACAACATTCCATCAGACATTGGCGTTCCGTTGTCTTCTAAGATTTTGTAAAGGTCAGAAAGAATTTCAAAGTTAGATCCAAAAGGTGTGGTGCCGGCTGTTCCAACTGCGCGGCTCGATCCTTGATATGCTGCTGTTCCAACTGCTGCCTCAATGGTATTCACCATCTTGCGAATTGCTTGTGCGTATAGTTGTTGCAATGCAAATTCAGAGCCTACTGTGTTCGCGAGTTGCAAGAATTGTTCACCTTTAAGAGGGATGCTTGCGCCTGCGAATTGAGTCAGTGTCAAAGACTCTGTAGATGTGGTAATGTCATCCGCGTCAGGAACAGTCATGCCTGGGCTATAGCTGGTTTCGAGAGTTGGCTCAGCGGTTCTGATAGATGTAACCGTGCCGCCTGCTGATACGCCTTCAGATCCGCCGTTTACCGTCACGGAATTCATAAAGCCTGCTGGTTCTTGCGCGACTAGATCGCGTGCTTGATATAGGATTTCTGTTAGTCCTGTTAGTGAGATGTCGTTAGCCATAATTTTTTGTTAGTTAAATGATTGTTTTTGTTTTTGTTTTTGTTAGTTGATTTTTCCGCCGTTCCGCATGTATTCGTTGCGCTGCATAATTGTCATCGCGTTAAATTCATCGCGTGTTACCACGTTGACTCTGCCATTGTCGCCCGTATTATCCACTGGCGGGACTCCTGCCATCGCTAGGATTTCTGCAGCTTTTCTAGCTGCCGAGTTTTCCGCTTCTGCAAGTTTTGCGTTCGCGTCTGCTTCGACTTCTACAAGTTTTGCGTTCAGCGAGTCAATCTCAGATGCTTTTGCGATTACTGCTTCTTTCTCAGATTGCAATGCCGATTCGGATTCTGCTAGCTTTGCGGTGATTTCTTCATTGGATGCTTTCACTTCTGCCAATTCAGTAACGGCATTTTGCAAGTCGCTCTCGCGGGTTGCTAAGTTTGCCTCAAGTTCGATGATTTGATTTTCTGCATCAACAATGGCAGACTCTAGCCCGATAACTTTTTCGGTAA